TCCGAGAAAAGCCACCAGAGCAACCGCCATGTTGAAAGCTACTTGCATGTCCATGCTATTTCTCGCTTATCGGTTGAGTGGTGACGATGCGCAAGACGGTGACGATCACGCTGATTGCCAGACCGACGTACATCTGCTGTACAGGTGGCAGAGGTAGCAGGCCGATGTAGCCCTGCAGGACGGATAGCACGGCGAGCAGCAATGCAAACAGGACGGTGCGAGAGCGGAGGAGTTGGAGGATGATGTTCATACGATACCAACCCATGTACTTGGCAGATATGTCAGCCCCGTAGGAGTTCCGGCTGTTGTCGTAATTGCTGCGCCTCCAGCGGTTGCAGAAAGCGTGAACGTGGTTGTGCCGTTGGTAGCGGTGATGTAATAGTTTGTTCCGCTAACGTAGCCAGTGATGGAGCCTGTACCGCCAAAAGTACCTGAAATATTTACCATCGTCCCGACTGCTAGAGTCGTTGCACCACAAGTAAATGTTCCCGCTGCGCCAGTGATTACGACTGTTGCTAGAGTTGCGCCAATTCGCTTGCTGTAAATAGTCGTCCCTGCGCCTCCGTTCTTATTTATCAATAAGTCGCCACCAATTCCCGCCGATGCAGTTGGTGCAGAAGAACTAAATAGCATACCCCCTGCCGATGAGTTGTCCCAAAGCAATTTGACAATACCGGAGGACATGGGGTCGCCATTGGCGGCTGCACTTTGATAAAGCCCAAAGTCCCCATAACTTGCATTCAACAGCGCAAATGCGTAGTTTCTGTTGTTCACATTGGTATTTGGCTGCGTGAATCTTTGAACAGTCGGAGCAACCGATGATGGCGTGGTTACACCCGTAACTGTAATTGTCTCCGAGGTACTAGAGGCGACTTTCAAAGCACCAGCAGTGCTGATTGTGTTCTGCGATGTAGTTCCACCATCACTAACTACACAATGCACTTGGATGAAATTTAGAAACGCAGTTGACTCCAGCCTAAACTGTCCTGCTGTATTGGCCTCAAAGTCACCACCAATAAATGACTGGAACATTTGTGTATTCACGGATGGGTTGAGCCGTGCGCCCCATCCAGTATTGCCTTCGCACAATGTACCAACCCAAGTGTTCACTTGCGACTTGCCGATATTGATTCCGTCACCTGTATTTGTTAAGCAAGTGAGGTTTACTGATGTGCCTGCGTTACAGTTTGTATCGAAGTCATAGCAGTACACGCCATGCCCACCGTTCGATATTGAAGATACGTTCAGGAATGTCCAACTGTTGGAGTTGTTTCCTGTTACATCGCTACCGATTCTTATGCCGTTACCACCATTACCTTGAACCATAACGTTTTGCAAAGTACAGGCGTTGCCTAGTATCTGAATGCCATCACTGCCGTAGGAAGTGCCAAGCACAAACACATCAGAAATAGTTACACGTGCCGCCGTTACCTTTATTGCAATTCCAGCAAATGTCTTGCGGATCACAGTGGTATATATTCCATCGCCTGTAATGCGTTGACCATCAACTGATAACGTTAGTTGCGCCGTGACTTTGTACGTTCCTTTTGGGAAATGGACGCAGAGACTAGACGAAAGTGCCGCTTGTATCCCAAGCGTACTGTCCACTACGCCAGTTGGATCAACAGGAACGCCTGACACTCCATTTGCGTAGAAGTCCGTAACACTCACAACCTCCCGAGCCTTATCCTGAACCGTCCGTTCCACTGCCCCAGTGCCGGACTGGATGAAGCCGACAAGAGAAGAACCAGACGAAGCTGCAAGCGAAGCTAGAACAGATGCAGCAGCATTTCCCGGCAAGTTGTCTTGCGTCCAGATCGTGGCACCCGTCGAGTCTTGCAAGACGATCTTGTAATTGGCCGTGCCAAAGAAGATGCTTGCCTCGCCTCGACTGTCCAGAATCACTGGATTGGCGTTAGGTGTCAGTCCACCAGAGTCGGTGTACGTTGCAAGCGGTGTAGTAGTCCCTGCGGAGTAGGTGTAAACCTTACCCCCAACCAAAGGAATGCCGTTTGCCGTGAAGTACTGCTGTTTGCCTTGAGGCATTAAGGAAGCCATGAGAGCCTTTCGGGAAAAGAAAAAGCCCCGAGGTTTTCACCATAGGGCTATGATTCGGGGATGGAATTTACCGATTACATGATTTGGAAGGTCTGCATCATTGCTGGCCTAGCCTTCCTATACCGTCTTATCTTTGGGTAGCAGCCAAAACTGGGGTTGCTGCCAAGAACGGTGCAAGCTGGTTCATTGAAATCGGCGTTGCATTGCTGCGCCCAAGAAGTTGTGCCAACTTTGATTGAGCAGCGGCAGTCATGTTTGCCGCACCTCGATTAGCCGCGCCTAGCTTGTAAGCCGCTTCACCAATCAGGCGTGGAGAGGTAAACGGAACAGCGGCAAGAGTTGCAGGGTTAACCAACGCACCTACACCAGCACCACCAGCCACAACACCCTGTAAACCTCTAGGTGTCCACGATGACATGGATTGCCCTGCAACCGCTGGCAAAACGTCTGCACCATAGCTTTCAAGCATCTTTGCAGAGTCCAAACGATTACCAAAGTTGGTGTTAACGTTGTTACGCATCAAGCTCTGAAGTTTCCTCATTGACGTATCAGCAGCGGCCTTATTACCCAAAGACAGTGAACGCTCAATCTCAGACAGCGTTTCGCTTGCTTGGCTGTAGTCCTTCATCACCTTGGCGTAGGTAGGCGCTTGAGTCGTTATCTCAGACTTCACAGCGTTGTATGCCGTGTCTGCTGCCTTGCGTCCTGCCGTGCCGAATTGGGTAGTGTCCCGAATGTCGCTAATGGCTTGTTTGAGCGCGTCCAAACCTTCAGGCGTGTGATATTCAGCAGGGTCTAAGCCTTTCCACTGGTTAACCAGATTGGAAATGTCATCAACCACACCTGATGCGTTCTTGTTGATTACCTGCCCTTTGTAGCTTCCCATTGACTTTAATGATGTAACCGCTTGGTCAATCGGGGTGAAGTCAATCACTGACTTATCAGCGGAAACGCCAGCCATCCCACTTTTGTACTGTGCCGCACGGTCAAGGCGCATTTGGCTAAGTGCAGACTTTGCGCTGTCCAAAACGTCAGTCATTGGGACATTGCCGCGCATGTTGTCTACAAACGTGGTAGCACCTTCTTTACCAGCGTTGTATGCCGTGCTTACAGAGTTTGCGCCCGTACCAGTTGAAAGCCCTAGCGAATTCTTTACAACCGTTGATGCACCGTCTTTCAATGCGCCGCCAACAGCACCAGCGACTTTGACAGCACCAGGAAGTGCACCGCCAATTGCCGCACCCGTTCCCATATCGCTAGGGTTAACAAGTCCTGCTGTAGCTGCACCATTCACAGCACCGCCACCAGTGCGGAGCAATAGCCTTGCCACTGCGTTTGTCGGTGCGTTAGTGCCTAGAGTCAACCCGCCACTTTGCACAACAGGGGCAAATTCAGTGATAGCGTTAGCCGCTGAAGGTGCGGCCCTAGCAATAATCGGAGCAACCTTTAAAAGCCCATTAGCTACAGCCCCACCAGCGCCAGCAGTTCCGGCAATCTCTCCGGCTAACTTGCCGCCTTGGTACATCAAGGAATCAGGTTGTGCACCCATCGTCTGAAGTGCTGCGTCCATATCTGCACGGCGCTGCTCATTGTGCGTAAGACGTTTCTGCCCACTAACTACACCACCCAATCCAACGTCTGCAACCTTGTCCCCACCGAATACGCCTGAATCTTGCAAGTCCCGTACTTTGTCAAGCGGATACATGATTGTCGCACCGATAGAACCAGCACCACGAACAGCACCAGCAATCAGATTACCTGCACCTTGCTTGAGGTCTTGGCCTATCGTCGTAGGGGCAGGATCAGCAGGAGCCTTAGATGTTTGGTAAGCCTTAGCGACAGTATCAAATTCAGGCGTACCCTTCTTGTCAGCGTTCTTAACAATCCATTGTGCGTATTCATCAGCGGTTGCCATTATTTGCCCCCACGAAGGATAGCGTCAGCCTGTGCGTGAATGTCATCAGCCGCAGGAGCAACGCCAGCGTACTTTTCAGTGATCTTGCGGATTTCCTTCAATGCAGCTTTCTTGATGGAGTTTGGCACTGTTTGGTCACCAATCTGCCCTGCGTTCTGACGATACAGCAAAACGTCCTTGTCAGACTGTGGGCCTTCCATGCGAGGCTGATTCATCATCAGATTGCCTTCAAGCACCTTAAGTTGTGCAATGGCTTTATCGCCACCAGTAGCACCACCAAATACACGCCCAACTTGGTCAACACCGGCGCCAAGATATGAGCCTGTTGCCTTGTCGATTAGCCCGTCTGCCTCATCGAGAACTGTGATCAAGTTCTTTGCACTAGCTTCACGCTTGGATGATACCTCGCCTTGGATTGGCTTTCCATCAGCTCCAACAGCATTGCGAGCCACGCCGGTTTGCTTGTTGATAAGGATCGGTCCGCGCGTAGGATCGACAACGATTTGCGTCTGGTTGCCTTCGCGTGTCAGTTGATTGGCTTCTCGTGCACGGCTATCCGTCATGTTCTGACCACGCTTTGTAGTGTTGGATGACAGAACCGAATCAGGCGTGGCAACCTTTTGAATCGCAGTCGGGGCAACGTAACCGGGAGAAAGCGGGTTAGTGTTTACGGGAATCAACTGTTGTCCGCTGTCCTTGTAATCCATCTTTGGAGCGAACACTTCAAAAATGTCTTTTGGCGACATTTGAGACTTGAGTCCATTCTCCAAAACCATGCGGATTTGAGTTGGGTCATCCGGCAAGCCTTGAACTGCCTTTTGATACATTTCATTAGTCAATATGCCTTGGCTAACAAGACCTTGACCCGCTTGCATAACCATGTCTTTTGAAAGGTTTGGTGCATCTTTCAAAACGCCAAGCGTAGTTTGGTAGATGTTGTATCGATCCTTTGCAACGCCGAACGTATCCTTTTCGCCCTTGGCTTTGCGTTCCTGCATTTGACTAAATTGGTCTAGCAGTGCAGCGCCTTTAGTTGGCGAGGCGGCAAGCAATTGGCGTTGATGCTCAGGGTTGCCAATGTCAAAACCTTGACCACCCATGACGGAGCGCAGTGCGTTTTGCTCTTGAACCCCGCGCCCGTACTCGTCCATTTTCATTTGGTTGAGTTGGTTGCCTTGTTGCAATCCCTGCAACTGCATGATCTGCGAAAGGCTATTGATAGGGGACTCGAACTGAATGGGTTTAACACCCATAGCTATGTTTGCATCAATTGGCATTTTTTAGCCTCTAGAAGTCGTTTATGTTGAATGATGCGCCAGAGGGTTGATTGCCCCATCCGAATTGATTTACTTGTGACGGTGCGCGATATGGATTGTTTTTTGCATAAATATCAATCAATTTGTTTTGCTGATAACCGCTATATGCATTTTGAAGTCCGCTATTCCATGCATTAGCTTGTCCAACATAACCAGAAGCATTTGCATTTCCTGCGCCGATTTGATTTGCACTCACCTGATTAGCCATGTTTTGACCGGCAGCACTGACTTGATTTGTGGCTTGTTGTCCTGCACCAGACAATCCAGCATAGCGGTTATATTGGTTTGTTTGGTCTGTATTGAAGCGGTTGTAAGCGTCTCCCGCTTTCGTACTTGCGTAGTCGTTACCATACTTTGTGAGAGCTTTCAGAGTTGCACCAGACAAGAATGATCCACCAGCCGCAGCTTGTCGGTTGATTCCCTGAGTTCCTTGATCTAAGCCAAACTGTAGACCGGAGTTATAGACCGGATCAGCCGCCATGTCCTGCGCGGTGAATTTACGGTCAAATTGGCCGTTTTTCATCATGCTAGCCAAAGCGTTATTTGCCGCCAAACCCGTTTCACGGAATGGGGCATTATCTGCACGAGTCTGGTCGTACATATACCGCTGCGTAGCGTTTGCTTGGTCTGCCGATGCAGTTTGAGCAGATGCAGCATTTCCAGCGGCATCAGATGACATTTTTGAGCCTAGCAGACTAGCCCCAACTGTAGCCACTGTTGCAGTTACGGGGTCATATAAACGCCCACCAGGACGGCTATGCTGAAGGTAGCCGCTAGTTATGTACTCGCTCGCATTTGGATCAATGTCGCGCATGTCGAATCCTCTTTAATTTCATTGTGACGATCTGGTCATCACATCCAACTACTTCAAAGCCAACGCGCTTGCAAAATGCAATGCCGCCATCGTTGCTTGCTCTAACCTTTGTCACTGCCTCGCCGTACTCACGCAAAACAGGTGAAAACACGTTTTCAATATCATTTCGGCAAAACCATCTGCCATTGAATTCAGGCAACCTGAATACGTGCAGTTCATTGCCTTGCTTCATTACGAACCCTGATAGCTGGCCTGCACGTTTGATTTCGACAAACGTCCACCCTTCTGTGAACTTGTAGCCAGAAATTGACTCAGCCTCACCTTGTGTCATCAGGGGTTAGTTTCATATCCTGAAGCAACCAGCGTGATACTTGTAACAGCACCCGCCAGAGCCTGCAACGTACCACCAGCTGCCAATGTCTGCCCAATAGCAGAGCCTACGTTGAACGATTCACCAGCTGCCAAGGTACGTGCTGACAGAATCATGTTTGAAGCTGTAGCAGAGCCACCGGACGGAACTAGGTGCACAGTCGCAGTAACCGCACCCGCCGTGGTGTTGGTAAGAGTACATGCTGAAATGGTTGTCAGCGTGTTAGCCGGAACCGTGTAGTAAGTTGCAGCCGCTGCTGTCAGTTGCGAACCGTCTACGATGCGTTTTGGTAGTCTTTGCATTATGCGAACCCGGTTATTACACCGTCCTGAATTGTCACGGTCTTGCCGACTAGCGATGCCGTGGTTATGGTTGCGTTTATCCCGATTGGGCCTGCCTGCACAATGTCAGGGATAGTGTCTGACTGGCTCACCTGTTGAGCTAGTACCTCTGTAGCTATCTCAGGGTTTCCGCTTTGCTGAACGTCTGTATAGGCAACGTTTAGGTCAGACTTTGACGAATCGCTTACAACATCTGAATAGGTATCCGAGCCAGATGAACCAAGAATCCCGCCTGTGCGGTTCATTAGCTCAGTCAAAGCCCTGTAAGCCTCTGCCGTGAGCGTTCCATCGTCGTTTACAAACCTGACACGCGAGGGAAAAAGAACTAATGCTGTCATATGTCAACCACCGCACTGAACACAGCGAATTTCACAGGGTCACTCATAGAGATTTCCCATACCCGATTGCGCCCCTGGCCTAAACGATTGAACCTAGCCCGAGCGCCGTATTCGCCAATCTTGCCAACCGTAGCCGTTTTCTGACTAGACCATGTGTGTCCACCGTCATTCGACCAGCGCAGCATTAGCTGTGGGTCAGAGCCTTGTCCGGACGATAGCCCCACACCCGTTTCCATGTCCACCTGAAGCGAGGCAAAGAAAATACGTTCTTGCAGGTTTTCCGCAGTCTGACTAGCCCGGATTCTCACCAATGGGTCACCGTTATCAGTGAAGGTGTCCAAGTCAAGCGCGTAGACTTTGCCTGTTTCCCAATCACCAACTAGGTGCTCACTAAAGAAGCACGAGCAATTGGCTCTCCAACGCCCCATATCGCCCGTAGACGGGTTTCTCCATGAGCGTTCATGCCATTGCTGCGTAGCTGCGTCATAAACCCATGTAGCCCCGTTTGTGGGGAACGTAAGGACATAGAAGATATGGCCTTCTTGCTGATAGGTGAAGGCAAATGCGTCTGATAGTGTGTAACTGCCCATTGCGAACTCAAGCGCATGAGTAGAAATCCGCATAGGTGTGTAACCATTGGCTCTCCACACAATCCCTTGGCCTCTATCGTCAGCACCTAACCAAAAGACGGTGTTATCAGCTTTGGCAACAGTCCCGCCAGCAGCGCAACCGTGCTCGATAAACGTGTTACCTGAACGTTGGAATGGGAAGTCAGTCGAACCCGTATTCACCCACACTTCAGCCGATTGGTCGCCAAATAGCCATAGTTCTCGGTGATCGGAAATAATCCCGATTGTGTTGTCCGGCGCACCTTCAGCGGATGCAAAATCAAGTGCATCCCATGCGGCCCCATCGTAAGCCGTGGTGTTGATCCAGAATGAGGGGGAGCCTGTCTTAGCCGATACGATGAAATAACCATCTTGGTAAGTGGCACGTTTCACACCATTGGGGAAGTCTGCATCCGTAATGGTTGACAGAACACCCGTTGACGTTGAAACCAAGTAACCCGCAGAACCATCGACAATCAGAATCTGCTGCCCGTTCGATGCAATTCCTAGTTCACCAGATGATGTTCCAATCGTTCCCAAAGCGGTGTATGCGTATGACGAATTAACGCGATATACCGTGTTGCCTGCTATCCAGTACGAATACGAGTCTTGAGTGATACAGCCGCGAACCGGGAATGTCGGCAGGGTAAACCGCAGGATAGTCCCCGGCGTTCCATATAAGGCAATCGGAGCGCGTGGGCTTGCACTATCCATCTCCAGGTAGCAATTCACCGCACGTTGCGCGTCAGCATTGGAACTGCGCGAAAGGTACGCAGGGCCAACGAAAGGGACTTTGACCTTGCTCATAGTCCGATGTAGAAGTTAAGCCGGGGGTTTGGAATGTTTGCATTCAACTCTGGAATGTTCACATTCGTCCTGCGGATAGCCCGACGCGCATTAGCTGCTGTCCTGGCAATCATTGGGTCAAGCGGTTTGATACCCGGTGCGAGTTCTTCAGCTAGGGAATACTCCAAAGCCTTCTTGTAACCAGGGACTAGGGAATACTGCGTTCCAGTGTCTGCGAATTGTGTAAGGTACACATCGCAGGGAAGGTGAATCTCCACCGGAGAAATCGGAACAGGGAAGAACCACACCCGCGCCGTGTCGGTGTTTCCGTCGTAGTAGAAGTACTGAGGAAACGTGCTAGTTATTGTCTTAACCGTGATGCGTTCGTACTGTTCACGGTTTATCTCATACAGGGGATAGTCAACCCCGTTGATGCGGGTGAATGCACCTGAATTGATGTTTGTAGGGCGTACTGTGTCAAAGTTCAACCCCGTGCCGACAGTCGCAGACTGTCCAGAGACAGTTGCTGTCACTTCATTTACAGAGACTATGAAATAGCCCTGCGTGTTCCATGAGTCAATCATGGAGTTCAAAGCATCCAAGCCGTATTGAGCGTCATCAGCCGACAATGCTTCGCCTGCGGCCTTGTATCCTAAGAGCGCATACGCCCTATCAATAATTTGCAGTGCTGTTGTCATTTGTTCTCTCTAATCAGCCAAAGAAAAGCCCCCGCAACCTTGTGAGTCGAAGGGGCAGGTCTTTAGTTGCTCAGGATACGGCAAGCAAGTTCAGGGCGAATAGTCTTATACCCATAAAGCACATCGATACGACATGGGATGGTGTCCGACGAGATTGCGTACTGGCGAGCAATACGAATCGAGATGCCGTCATACACTTCACGCGCACCCCATGCACCGTACTGGCTCACATCTTCCAAGTCTGCGGTTGCAAACGTGAAGGCGTTTTCATGGAAAGCCAGCGATGGTTTGTAGATGGCAGAAGCACCACCAACTTTGACCACTGCGCCACCGTTGGTAGGCGATGCGGACACGTTCTGAGTACCGCCAGAGGTGACGATAGACGGAGAGATTGCCAGAGTACCGGCGCCGCCTGCGTAGTCAGCAGTAATCACGAACTGTTGCAGCACGCCTGTATCTGCCTTCGACTCAGGGTGAACACGGTTGCAACCTACGAAGGTCACAATGTCGCCGCGCTTGAAGGTTGTAGCACCAACAGCAACGATCACACCGGAACCAGTTTGACCAGCGCCATTGACCGTGTAGGTTGTAGCAGATGCAGACGTGCCAGTAGTTTGGTTAGCCAACAGAGTGTTTTCGTAGATGTCACCGAAACCAGCCGTGCGACCAACCATACCGTCACGGTACTGAGCCGCAATGGTAGAACCGTCTTGGAACAAGCCTTTCAAGCTGTCAACCAAGTCCAAATTGTCTTGAGTGTTCAAGATCAATTTGCGTTGTGACGAGGGAGCCAGCGAGTCAGTCAGTGCCTTGCGTCCGCCCAGAACCTTGTTCAAGGAGATAGCCGAGCCAACGTTGTTCACGCCTTGGTAAACGTCCAGAGCCATGCTCAGTGCGTCAGCTTCAATATTCGCAGCCAGTACAGCCATTGCTGGCTCAAGGATACGCGCAGAGAAATCGTCCAAAGATAGTGTCAGTTCATTTGTGGTGAACGTGGTATCAACGCCCTTTTGTGTTGCCACGGAGAGGGTTGTGCTGTTTTCAGTGGTGTCCTGAGTTGTCAGCGTTGCGCCAGTGCGAACCGTGTATTGGTTCGGCAGGCGAATCTTCAGCGCAGAGCCGATTTTTGCACCGGACTTGGCGAACGAGTCGTCATATTGACGGTTGATGTTGCCAACGAAGTTCAGTTTCTGATGCAGGATTTGCAGAGCCTTGCGGGTCACTGCGGTGGGGGTAAGTATGCTGTTTGCCATGATACACTTTCTGGTATAATTAGTGTGTGACTCACCCCAAACCCTGTAACCAAGGAACTACATGGAAACAATCTCAATAAATGGCACGGAATTTCGCCGCTATGACCATCTATATGTCGTGTCGCGTAGTGGAATAGTTCTTAGAAATTTGATCCCTTGCATACCGATACTTAGGCCAGATGGCTACGTAAGTGTTGGCAGGCGAAGGCTCTTGCATCGCATGATTGCTACTTGCTGGTGTGATAAGCCTGAAGGCTCCAATCACGTCCATCACAAGAATCACAACAAGCAGGACAACCGCGCATCAAACCTTGAGTGGCTTACCCAAAGGAACCACCTAAAAGAACACCACAGCGATAACGGGCGTGGTCATTTAATGTCTGATGCAGGTAAACAAAGATTGCGCCAACTCCGCACAGGTTCTATTACCCGCGAAGAAACCAAGCAAAAGCAGCGTGAAGCGTCTATCCGTTTGGGATGTAAGCCGCCGCCACGTCAAGTTGGTACTAAGTGCAGTCCTGAAGCTATCGCCAAAATGCGCGACAACAGTCCTAATTCAATGCAGTGTGAAATATTTGGCATCGTCTATCAGTCATTCTCTGAGGCCGGTAGAGCCTTGGGAGAAAAACATCACACACTTCGCAAACGATGCTTGTCTAAGAACTTCCCTGATTACAAGATTCGGGAATAAGCCACGGTTTTGTGGACTACCGTCTATTCGTGCGTTTCCATTCCTTTGCCATCCACGAGGAAATGTCATCGTCATCACTAGGATTTGGCGACGATGTTGCTTTTCCGCGTGAACCAACTGGGGTGATGGGTTCGGGCGCTTTTGACGGTTTAGCTTGCGGTTTCGCAGCTATCTCGCGTTCAATGCGGGACAGCTCTAAGGCGGCTTTGACCGGAGACATATTTGCAATCTTCAGTGCTACTGAAGGGTTCTTGCCTAGGTGGTACGCCACTTCATGCCCAAGGTCGCTCTCTGCGATGTACTCAGCCATGTTTGTGTTGATTGGCAAATTCGGATTGCCAACTACATCGTTGAAATCAGGGTACTTTTCAGACGCTTTTTCTGCTTTCTCCAGGAATGTCTCTGACAGACGATCCTGTTCTGCTTGCTTCTGACGTTGCTCTAACTTCTCCGCAGCGCGTTTCTCTGCAAGATGCTCGATCTGAGCATTCAAATATTGCTCGTCGTCCCTGAATGTTTCCCGCTTAGGTTCTTCCTTCAGCACCTGTGCTTGCTGCTGCTCTCGCAACTGCTGCTCAATGCGTCGGTGTACCCTGCGTTCCTCTTTCAAGAGCCGCTTTTGAATCAGCGCATCAACTTCAGCTTGTGTGAAGGTCTTTGCCAATTCTTCCTGCTTTGTTTCCACATCACCATCAGGCGCAGTACCGTCCGGGGTGTTTAGCTCGGTATCTTTTACTGCTTCCGATTCGGCAGGCGTGGGTAAACCCACTTCTTCAAGTGTCTCAGTTGACATGGGAGAAAGCCTTTCGGCTAGACCCTGTTAGACAGAACAGGTACTGCGTGGGCTTATGCCCTAAAGCAGCATTGCGACAATATGTGCAATGTGCTCATCCTCTTGCGCTTGCTTCATTTCTGAAACAACTTGCAAGTAGATTTCTTGATATGCCTTCTTATAGGCGTACCCTAATTGATCTAGTGCAACCCGCATATCACGCTCGGCCTGTGCCTTGGTGATCTTGGCTGTATCTACATTCTTGATTGCCTTGGCTTCTATCGCCTCTGCAATCTCTGGCTCCATTTCCTCTAGCTTTTGCTCAAGAGGTGGGCTTAGTAACTTGTGCCAGTAAGAACCCTTTTCATGGCGCTTAGGTGCCCAACCGTGC